GATATTTCTGCACGACCAGTGGGAATGTCACTGATGACATCATACTTCAGTATATTCAGAGCCACTCTGATAAACCTACCGACGCCAGTCGGTAGTTGTTAGTAAGTGGCGGTCTGTGTCCTGAGGCTGGTGGTTTCATGCAGCCAGTGCCGGCGGAAAGCTCTTGTGCTCGATCCCGTCGAGCAGGCAGCCGGACGCCTTCGGGCGGATGCCTCCATTCTGCTTGTGGTGGAAGGTGATGCCGTTGCGCGCACACTGATCGCGCAGCGAGCGGACAGCATCCATTCGAGCGGCCGGAAGCCAGGGCCGCTCTCGCCGCCAGTGATCAACCAGTTGGGACAGGAGTCGCCGATGTCGATCGGACCCAGCAACGGCTCGCACGAGACGCCGTGCCACGCCGCCGGCACGCGCATCAGTTTGGGATAGTCACGGTCCCACACCTCCTGATTTTCGAGCGTCGCCATCAGGCCGACATGAGCATACGGCCAATCCGGCGGCAGCATCTTGGGCGCATTACCGATGCGCTTGGTCAGCAACATCCAGTGCAGGTTTGGCGTGGTCCGTATCAGCGCCCACAGATCGTCGCGCCATTCCTGCGGCACCTCGTTGTCGAATACATCGGCCACCGAGGCGCAGAATATTCGCGGCCGGTAGACGGTCTTGCGGGCTTTGCGGTCCCACGTGAGCGGACCGCGCCAGTAGGCCTCGCTGGTCCGCTGGCGCGGAATGCCAGGACCCCAGCCTGGCGCCAAGCGGTAATGGTTGTTCCAGATCTCGGCGTAGCACTTCTCGCAAGCCTCGGAGACCTTGGTGCATCCGATCCACGGGTTGAACGTATGATCGGTCCAACTAATTGCGCTGTTTTCTGCCATGAGTTTCTCCCAATAGGTTTGCCGGCGCGCGACCTCATTTCAAAAGGGTGCCTCGTTGTTCAGGATCTTCCGGCGCATGACCTGCTCGAACCCGACGTAGAGCCGGTGCAGAAACTCTCGCCATTCGTCGCCTTTGAGCTTGGCGAGATCGGTCGTGCCGACCTCTTCGAGATACTTGCCGGCTTCGGCCCCGGCTTCGAGCGCGGCGCCGATCTCGTACGCGTCCAGAATCGGATTGGGCATGGCGTAGATCTTTCGTGCTGCGCGGTGGCAGCCGTTGTCGTCGCAGAGCCAAATGATCGGGCCGCTATGCTTGGGCGCATAGCCGAGCCACATCGCGCGCCGGCGGCACACCGCGCAGACCGTCGGCTCCTTTGTTGCAAAGCGTGAGATCGCACTCATCATGGGATCAAACCTCGCGATCGACGCCCGCCGCCCGGCGGCCTTTCACTACGGAACTGTTCTCGCCAACACGGCCACGGCAGTATTCGAGGTACCCCTCGGCATTCATATTTTCCTTTCGGGTCCCCCAGCGCAGATTGTCTGGCCGATTGTTGGCCGCGTTTTCATCGACGTGCATCACCACCGCGCCCTCGAAGGGCGATGGCCTGTGGAAGGCTTCGGCTATGAGGCGATGGACCTTGTGGGTTACGTTACGGATCGTGATGGTGAAGCGACCATGCGTCTTGTTCCAAATCCCAAAAGTCGGTTGCCCGCCATAAGGGCGGGTGCCTCCCTTTGGCATCGGCTCGCGGTGAGGCGCGTACATGACGCGCCCTTCACTGCTCACAAGAATGCCCGGCACACTTGGTACATCTCGCCAGATTTCACCGTTCATTTGATCCTTCGCCCCCTACCTAAAAGGTAATCTCGTCGTTGATCGGCGGCGGTGGCGCCGCGGCAGCTTCGGCGCGTGAGTTATGCGTCCAGCACCGAAGTTGCCGATCGACCTCGACAATGCTGTCATCGGTACGGCGCACGCGGCGCTCGGCCACATTCCAGAATTTGCCATTGCGGATGATTGCGATCTCGACCGGCTCGTCGATCTCGCCGTGCCGGTCGATTGCTTCGAGCACGGTCGCTGGCACCGGCGACAGCCCGCCCATGGCGAACCACCATTTTTCGGCGCAGGTGCGCGCGTAGCCTTGGCGCTCTAGCGAAATGTATTCAGCGTAGGGCAACAGCCCGCAGAGATATTCAACGCGCAGGCAGGGCGGGGCGAGCGGATCGTTATATTTCCGGTGCAAATGAAAACTGATGTCGTTGACCGTTAGCCAGGCCGACTGGCCGGACAGGATTGGCACCGCGTCGGCCTGCATCGCGTGCTTCGGCTTCGGCGCCGGTCGCGGCCATTCGTAGCCGCAACACGTACAGGCCAGCGTGTTGACGGCGTTGAGCTCCCGACAATCCGGGCATTCCTTGGCGCGCTTGGTACCGGGCTCGACGCGCGTATCGGATTTTGATTTGACGATGTTGATGTCGACAAGATCGACCGGGCCGTGCCGCATGACGTTGCCGGCGAAATCCAGGACGAGACAATCATTCTTGGCTGGCGCCTTGCGGGTCCCGCGGCCGATTTGTTGGACGTAAAGTCCCGTCGAAAGCGTCGGCCGTAACATCGCGAGCAAGTCGACCTGCGGCACGTCGAAGCCGGTCGTTAAAACCATGACGTTGACGAGGGCAGTGATCTGTTCGGCGCGAAACGACCCGATGATCCGCTCGCGCTCGTCTTGCGGCGTTTCGCCGAACACCGCTTCCGCCACGACGCCGCGAGCCCTCAGCGCATCGCGGACGTGCTCGGCATGCCTGATACCGGTGCAGAAGACCAGCCAGCACTTCCGGCCGGCGCCGAGCGCCACGATCTCGTCGCAGGCGGCGGTGACGACGGCTTCAACATCGGCCACGTCCTGCAGCTCGCTTTCGATGAATTCGCCACCGCGGCGGCCAACACCGCTCACGTCGATGCGTGTCTTCGTTCCTTTGGAGGACAGCGGTGTAAGCCAGCCGTCCCGAATGCCTTCGCCAATGCCGTAGTCGAAGACGATCTCATCGAAAATCTTGTCGTCGCCCTCGTCGAGCCGTCCGCTATCTAAACGAAAGCACGTCGCCGAAAATCCGGCGGCGCGCATGTCAGGCACCAAGTCACGCAATGCCGCAAGCAGTGTGCGGTACATCCCGTCGCCGCTGTGCGGAACGAGGTGAGCCTCGTCGATGAGTACAAGGTCGCGCGGACCAATCGCCTGCGGATTGCGAAACACGCTTTGGATCGAGGCAAACAAAATTTGTTGCCCGCAATCGCGCCGGCCGAGCGCCGCACAGTTGACACCGATCGCTGCGTCGGGCCAGATCGCAACGAGGTGCTTGATGTCCTGCTCGATCAATTCCTGGACGTGCGTCAGCACCAGGATACGAAGTGCAGGAAATTGCCGTAGCGTCTCGTAGATCAACCGCGCAATGACGAGCGACTTGCCGGTGGCGGTGGCCATCGAAACTAATGGATTGCCACCGCCGCCTTGCCAGTAGACGTCGAGCGCCTTGAGCGCGGACGCCTGATAGGGGCGCAGAGCGAAGCCCATGGCGCCAGCTCACTTCTGCTTATGCCACGGGGCCGTGCCGGCGGGGCCGGGACGCGGCGCGCCTTGCGTGCGCGGTGCCGCCGGTACCGGCTTTGGCTTTTCTGGCACAGCGGCAGCACCACCATTGTCAGACTTCGGTGGCGACGGTTGATTGGCCTGTGCGGCTGCCGGGTCGGGTGACGACAAAAGCGTCTTGATGCGTGTGATCTTATTCTGGTCGTCGTAGCTGCCCGTTTTGTCAGTCTCAATCTTCACACGGACGCGACAGGGCTTATGCAGGAAAACACTTGCGTCTTTGACCACATCGCTCCACCCGATTGCATCGCATAAACTTTTCAAGGTCTTGCGTGCGATGGTTTGTGTCTGCTCACTCGAATGCTGGAACGAGAGCCACTGAAAAATCTGCCGGCCTTCGTGCTTGCCTTCGAGAATTTGCCAGATGAGCCTGAGTGCATGGCCGTCGCCTGAACGCGGCTGGCGAATTTCAGCTTCGATGATTTGTGCAACGTATTCGCCCGGCGGAACCGGGACGAAAGTGTCGCTTTCCTCGGTCGATGGATCAAAGGTTTCGGGAAATTCTGTGTAGCTCATGACTTGTTCTCCTGTTTGTTTGGATTGTTGCCGCGCTCGGCAGTCCGCCGCGCAGCCGGCGGGAAATCCCGCGCGAGTGCCGCGTCGTAATCGAATTCTTTCGCGATCAGGATTTTGGGCGGCAGCCCGTAGCGGTTTTTCGCGACGAAGGACGGGCGGCCTTCCGTGTGCAGCCAACGGGCCGATCCACCATCAGCGCGATGGCGCGTTTTACTGAAACCGGCATCTTCGGTTTTGATGACGAGATCAGGAGCCAGAAACCCGATCGCGTCGGTCCAGTCCTGAACGAGCCCGCGAGCGCGTTTGTGCAGGCGAAGTTGATATGAGGTGTAGGAAGCGGCGCGCGGATCGTTGATCGTCTCGATCGCGCTATGCGCGAGCAACAGTATGATCATTCCGCGTTCGCGGCGCAGATAGTCGAGAGCCTTCAAAAGGTCATGCCACCACAGATCGGTTTCGGTATATCCTTTGCCGTAACCGGGGCTTTCGATCGATGGCCACCCGCGCGTTGCGCAAACGTCAACCCAAATTAAACTTTCAAGCGCATCGAGCGCGTCAATGACGACAGTTTTGAAATCATGCTGCCCGGCAGCCAAGGTCGCGAGCGCATTGCGTACGGCAGGATAGGTTTCTAACCATCCGAAGCTCGCAAGCTGTAAGCCGCCGGGCGTTCCGTCTTCGGTTTGAAGAAAGATTGGATTTGGGAATTGCGCCGCGAGCGTAGTCTTGCCGGAGCCTTCCTGGCCGTGGATCAAGAGGCGGGGCGGCAAGGTAGCAGTGACAATGTGGATATTTTCAAGCGTCATGTGCCGCTCCGTTTGGTCAACACGATTCATGTCAGCGAGGCTCATCGTCCCGCCGGCCTCGACTTCATTCGATGGTCTGTGCATGATCCTGTTGTTTTTGACCGGCGCGGCTTCTTGGGCTTTCCAGTTCCCCAGCCGCGCCGGCCGTGTTGTTGCGGGCCGGGATTAGCCCGCATGCATCTTTACAATCCGCGCAGGGATGACAAAGCTCCTGTTGCACTCGTCGCAGCAGCGCCCATTGTTGATGGGCTGAGCATTGTTGCCGAGCCGCCATGTCCCCATGGGAGGAATCGGTTGCCGGCAGATCGAACAGCTCAGTTCGGCTTCGATTTCGTCGAGGAACTTGAGGATTTCAGCGGGATCGTTATGATCGTGGTTAGGGTTATACCCCCTCCCTCGATCCGTGACTCGTGCTGTATTTCCAAATCGGCTTTTGTCTGATTCAAGGTGGCGAACGAAGGAGGTTCGCCATGTCTTTGGCAATTCCATTGCGCGGAGATTTCGACG